ATGCTCATAAGTTTTCAGAACTTCGACTTTTTTGTTTACTGATCTCTGCTTACTTGCAAGATCTAAAACTTCAAAAGCAAGAGGGTTGTTTGGTAGTTTCTTGATAGGTGTATCGACCACCTTTCTAGGTCTACCAGGTTTTCTACCCGTCTTCGTCGTCGTCGTTGTCATAATTTTCAAATCTAAATGCTACAATATCATCTGGAACTAAGTTCCCATTTTCATCAAACATCTCAGGATGTTGTCTTGGTATCTCTCGATAATTCATCATGTATTCTCTGGATACCCATCCTGCGAGTATTCCTATCACTAATGATAAGAATGATACAGGTAGTGCGAGCACTAATACGATGTCTAAATCAGACATGTTACCTCTTGTACTTGATTTATTTATAGTGGTAATTTAATTATACTCTATTCTTTTGTAAAAGTCAATCAAATTATTTTTTGTTCACGCAAATACTTAACCGCATCAATACAACCACCTAAATTTTTATTATCAACAACTACTTGAGGAAAAGTAGAACCTTTACCAAACTGTGAATAAAATTCTTCTCTTGTAAAATCTGTCCCCAAATCATAAACTCTATGTTGAAGTTTTGCTAATAGCATTACTTCCTTGATCTTTTCACAGTAAGGGCATCCTTCTCTACTGTAAACAGTAAAATTGTTCATATTTTTAGTAAAATTATATTTAGATGTTACCAAGGAACACCAGTGAAAGTTGGATTATTTTTTTTATCTGATATTTGTGTAGCAACATTCGTCTCATACGCAGTTACTGAGTCACTGCCCAATACAGCTTTAACCCAAGCGATAGCATTATCTTTAGTGATTGAGGAGTAATCTGTGAAAGAACTCGCATCAGCATCGGCAAGTTCTACCGTCCCGTCGAGATAACCATTGTATTCTATTGCAGATTCACCACTACCTACAGTTTCAGAGTCATAAACGAAAAAATTAACATTAGTCACCACATCAGACAAACTACCAACAGTTTTTGTTACTTTTAGTTGCTGAATATCCCAAGTTGCAGCCATTTTACCTCTTACTTTTAAAATATTTAGTCAAAAAAGAATATTTGAAATAGTCTTGAGTCGGTCATAGTTTGTCCAAAGTATTGTGATGCTGCATGAATTGATTGTGCATCAAAGATGAACAAACGATTGAACACATTACCTATACTATCCACTAAATCAAATTTTGTTGAGTCGTAATAACCACCAGTGAAGCATGAATCAATATCACCATGACGACTATTACGAATACCATTTTTATGTGCGTATAGATTTGTACCACATTGATATGGAGCATCTGGGGTTAGATATATCATCGCTGCCCAAGTTTGATAATCACAGTGATAAACCAAAGCATCCTCTGCTGTGCAGTATTGAAATCTACCATTCATTCCATGGTCTTCCCACTTTGTTATTTTAATATCCATGATCTTTTCAAACTTTTCTTTAGTACCTGGTGCAAAAAATTGCTCCTCAGTGCGAATCCCCTTATGATACTCAGGATTAGCAGAAAACTTTTGTTTGAGGGCAAACTCTCTAACAGCGTGAGGATCTTTATAGAAATCATCAACGACCCACACTGTCTTATTAGGCTTCACATTTATTTGAGATGGGATAAATTTCATATTTGATTTGCTATCTGGTGTAATTCCTCACAATATTTACCTGAGTCATTATAATGCTCCATGTTAAGAAGAAAGTTATACTGAGGAAAAGGTAACTTGCGATCTGGACTCATCAATCTACTAGTTTGTAGTTTCATAGAATCAAAATCACTTAAATCTTTATAGCACTCTGCTTGAAGAACTATATGCTCATTTCTAGATGGAGCGAATTCCTCTGCTCTCATACCACAGTCAAGTGCTTTTTCATAATTATTAGACAGTTTAAACATATCTCCCATTGCATACAATGCAAAGTATGCTAATTCATCTATTTCTTTTGCCTTTCCTGTGTTTTGGTAGTCGTGTTTAAAATTTAAATATTGTGCAAAATAAAATATGGATCTTCTTGCATATTCTTTAATGTGATCCATACCTAGCGGATAATCTCCTAAAGTTGAATCATAATAACTCTTCCCAATATACCAAAAATGATATGGATCCTCAAGGAGTTTCCTTGTAGGAACTTTTTGTTTTTCTAACTCCAAAGCATCAGTTAGAAACTTATTCATATCATCCCATGTTTCACCGTCATTGGTAATAATATGTCTGAATCCCTTCGGTAATTGTTCTCTCTGGAAATTATCTCCTACACCATCAATGTATATACACTCATGTCTGCGATCATGCTCAAACTTCCAAGCGATCTTTGAGTTCCACAACCAAGTTCGGAAATAAATTGAACCTGCACCCATCGCAGTCATATTAAATGATTGAATTGTCGTATCGTTCAAAGGTGTCCAATCAAAATCATCATCAACTTCAAGTTGTTCATCAGCATCCATTCTTAGTATCCAATCACATCCATGATCAGCGTTCAATGCTTTCTGTAACGTGTGATCACGATTCACGCCAGGATAATCCCACTCATGATTATAAGTAAAACCAGGTATATTTTTTTCCTTATAAAACTCTTCGATAATACTTTGAGTTTTATCTGATCCATTACATTGAACTACCCAGTAGTCAATATATTTGTATGAAGACTCAAGCATTCTAAGGATCACTCTTTCTTCATTTCCGACCATTGCATTTAAGCAAATTTTACATTCTTTTTTCATATTGAAAGTATACCAGGTAAACGTTTTTCATCTTTGATTGCAACCAACCAAGCAGTTACACAAGGAATATGTGGTTGCATCTCCCAAGTATCTAGACGATAAGTTTGGAATCTAATATCAGTGTTGCGTATGAACTGTGCTTTACTTCTATCTGTGTAGTACCAGAAACTATGCTCATTCCAGAAACTTACATGAGTTGGATCCTGCCACGCCCCACGACCATCAGTTGATGGAACTTCAATCATTGCCCAACCACCATGTGCAAGAACACGATGTATCTCACTCATAGTTCTGATTGGATCACGAAGATGCTCTATAATATGACTCGCATTTAAAACACCAACACTATTATCTTCTAATGGGATACCAAGGTTTAGATCCCAACTAATATCAGCACCCTCTTGATCTATAGTCATATAACCAGGTCTTGGAAATAAACCACCACCAATATCAACCTTCAATAATCCACGAAGATCTGCATCTCTCTCTGCTAAAGCGTATGCATTTTCATTGAATAGTCTAACAGTTTCTGTTTGAATTTTTTCATTTCTCTCTAACCATGTATTATCACCTGTAACTCTGTAAATGTAGAGTGGTTTTTTCACATGATGCATCTTCGTCACCATATATGTTCTTATCATCAATTCATGGTCATCACAAATGCTTAAATCTTCATTATGTCCACCAATCTGATGATAGATATCTTTTCTCCATGATCTTACATGATCTGGTGCATACCATATGAATCCAAGACTATGACTTGATGGTTCCCAAGTCCTCATCGTGGTCAGTATTTTATCACGAAATTTATATGGATAATGAGTCCAACCATGATCAACATTATATGGTACAAAGGTATCATCCCAAATTGCAGAATCACTATAAGCAAACCCAACTTCTGGATCTTGATATGCTTTGTTTAATAGTTGAAGACACTTTGGATCTATCAAATCATCGGAGTCAACTTCAACCAAAACATCTCCTGTGCCTTTGTGAAAAGCGTGATGTTTATGATATCCTACATTTTTTGATGTATTGTCGGTCTCGTATATTATAACTCTTTCGTCTTTCTCAAACTCTTCTGGTAGTAAATCTCTTTTTATATCATTATTCAACCAAAGAATCCACTCCCAGTTCGTGTACGTCTGTGCAAGAATACTATCATACAACTCCTTATGGTAAGGAGTATTTTTATGAGCAGGAGTAATTATGCTAAATTTATGATTCATTCAAATACATTATATAAAGGTATTATAGCACCTCTGTCAAGTTTTATCTACTTTATGTGTCTCCTAGACGAGTAACTGTAACGCAGGTAGCGTTATAACCACCACCAATAATAGTATTTGATGAAGTCTGACAGGAATAATTTAATCTAAATTTGCAATTAGTTGTGTTGGTCACATCAAAGATTAGAGCAGTATAAGCATGTCCATACATTGGTTCATTATGAACATTGGAGTGAATAGGAGGACCATATGACCTAGCCAATACTGTATAAGTTGAATTATTTTTTGTTCCTATAATATTAGCCTCAAAGAATTTTGTATCAGCATCATTAATTGAATAATTTATATTGAATTCAACTTTATAAATTCCTGTCGATGGGAAAGAAAAATATCCACCTGATACAGACATTGCCGATCCTATCGCACCACCTATAACTCCAACTCCTCCACTAAATCCGTTTGTTGAGTTTCTAACCCAGTTTGATGTAATATATGCCTCAGATCCACCATTAGTTAAGTTAGTAGACAATCTCCACTCATCAACCATGTTTACACCAGAACTCGGTGTTGCCCACTGGGGTGCTGAACTACTACCTTGACTTGTTAATACTTGACCTGATGTACCATAATTTGCACCAGCAATTCCAAATTGACCTGAAGCTCCAATGCGAAATCTTTCAGTTGTTGTAGCTGATTCACCAGTGAAAAATTGTAGTCTATTAACACCAGCTCCATTACCACCAACATATTCAATACAACTCGATAATCTTCCAAGATTATCAACTGCCTTAATTGCACCAAAGGAACGATTACTTAAATTTCTTCCACCTTGCA